GTGCTAACGGTCCATGTTGCCATGTTTATCCCCTTATTCTGCTAATGGTAAAGACAATGCTTCTTTGATAGCGTCAATCAGTTCTTCTTCTGTACCAACAATAACTTTAGCATTTTTCCAATCGTCGGTGTCATCACGTCCGCCGACTTCAATCATAAATCCATTGTCGTAACGATTGATTGTAAATGACTCGTTAGCCTTAACTAGTTTATCTGTAATTGCACTCATTTAATTTCTCCTTGATATTTTGCCTGAAATGGCTCTGCATACTGCTGAATGTTATCAGCGATCTTTTTCATATCCCAAGCATTGCAGAACTTGAGCATACGAATACCTACTTGACTAACTTCTTTTGGCACCGCGTTAGTTTTGATTGTTTCTTTAATTTTATTCTTAATGTCTTCAGGCTGTGCTGTTAAGTCGCACAACTGTACATTGCGTTGATAATCTTCTAGGACTCTGTGTTCGACACCATTATGGTCGACCCAACGTTGCAACATTAGATTGTTCCAATTATATCCGCGAGTCTTACGATCTTGAAATGCCTCCATGAGACCAACTTTATTCTTTGACCCTTTCGTACGAACTCCCGGGTAAGCCGAAAACACATTGTCGGATGTGTCGCCTCGCATACATTTTTCGAATAGCATCCATTCTGGATCTTGTGCAGGCTTAGGCTCTCCCGTCTTTTTGTCTTTAACTGGTTTACCTTTTGCATCAAATATTCCTTCGTGTGTAATATGTAAGTCACCTACACCGTTATATTGACTTACATTAGGGCCGATTAGCTGTGCAAAATCGCCATCTGTCGAAATAATAACATGTTTTGCATCTGGATGTGCTTGTATCCAACCTGCAATCAAGTCATCTGCTTCTAAGTTTTCATGACGCATTACAGTACAGTTAGTCTTTTCTGTAATGAAATTTTTAAATTCGTCAAATGCTTCCCAGAACAATTTATCTTCATCTTGTTCTTTTTGTGTCATAGCCGCACGAGTTTCTTGCCTATTAGCTTTGTATGGCTTATAAACATCTTTACGCCAGCTACGACCTTCGAGACAGAATACTACATGTGTGCCTCCAAAGTCTTGCCATGCTTTCTTAATACTGTTAAAAGTAATATGAAATGCCATGCCAAGTTTAATATCAGCACTACCTTGTACTACATGTCTAGCACGAAAAAACGTATTAGCAGTATCGACTACAATATATGTCATTGAACCTCGGCTCTTCCGCCGCCTAATTTACTTACATTAATAAAACCAGCACTTGATCTACTAGGATCCTGTCCTGCCTCTGCTAGCATGTTTGCGGCCAAATCTCTAAACCAGCGATCAACAATTTCTTCTTCAGGATCGCCTTCAAAACCATAACCAGCTGCCTTTAATTGTACTATAAACTCTGGGTTCCAGTCAAGCTCAAAGAAGCCATTACGAATGTTTTCCTTGTTTACATGTGTATCCAACACACTAACCCAAGGTTCGCCACGTATTGTTGCACGTTCTTTGGGAGTTAATTTGGCAATGCGTTCAGATTCTACTGCATCTTTTTCAGCACTTTGAGCTTCTGCGGTACGTGCTAGTGCATCGGCTTCCATTTGTTTAAGTACTGCTAAGTTTTCTTCTAACTTATCAATACCTAACAGTCGTTTAATCAATTTTTTCATTTTTTGGTTCCATACAAGTACAGTCTCTTCCTTGCCTACAATTACCAGTGCAAGCACTATTGGTAAAACTAGCGCCTTTTAAAAAAAGTAAAACCAGTAATACTAATAGTATCCAACCAATAATAATGCAAGCATAAAAGAACATGTTAAGTACCCCATTCGTTTTTAAATAAAGGCACTTGTAGTCGATCACTGTAGCGTAAGCCTGCCTTCATAGCCAATTCTGCTACACGACGATTGTTTAATGCATAGACACTTTCGACACCACCAACTGGCATTAGATATACTGCGCCTGTAAATCCTGCAAGTCTGTAAATGTCCATAACTTCGATAGCTTCATATGCATCATCTTCTGTTGCTACTACAAATTTAAGATATGTATAGCCTACATCTTGATATTGTAGCAATACATCTGGGCGAATAGCATCTTGACGCTTTTCACCACTATTACTTAACTTAGCACTAACACTAAATGTAACATCTCTGGCATACAACTGCCCTTCGCTCTTTTGCCATTTTAGCAAATAACGTTGGAAGTCATCCGTTAATGCTTGAGTTCCGTTTGTTTCAAATGTAAGTTCTTTCAATGCTAGCATGTTAGGATGATCTAGAAGATCAGGATAAGCACGTTGCCAGCCTAATAAAGGTTCTCCACCTGTAATAACTAAATGTTCGTCTTGCCATTGATGGTATGGGAGAATTTCCATAATACGATCTGCTATAGCATCTGTAGTAAGCATTGGACTAAGGTCCTTAAAACTAGGATGCCAGCTAGCATAGCTATCACAGCCAGTAGACACTAGTGGAAGTTCTTCATATTTGTTATATAAATGTACTACAGTAGCAATATCTTCGGCTTCCGTACTTAACTCACCACGTGGCATACCAAAACCTTGACAGCGGAAATTACATCCAAAAGTTCTAAGGAACACACTGGGCACTCCCATATATCTACCCTCTCCCTGTATAGAGTAGAAAAGTTCCGCTATCTTAATCTTTGACATTACAATATTCCTTTATTTCATTTAATGACATATATTTTTTCTCACAACTATAACCTTCTTTTTTATATTTTCCAGGCAAGCACCAATTTCTAATCGTAGTAGCATTAACATTATAATGTTTTCCTGCATGTTGTAAAGACGGAAAACTCCCGTCTGGAGTTATAACTAACATTTTCCAATTAGGTCTATCATCACGATCTTTTTTAGTTATAGTATCTTCTATAAACGGAACTTCAAAATTTCTATCTAAATAATCTATTGCGGTTTTAAGGTATTCAACATTGTCCTGAAATTTTCCAAGAGCTGTATTACAATTAGTACACAACAATCCTCTAACTTTAAGAGTAGTGTGGCAGTGATCTACCGCAAGGGCTCTTTCTAACGGATCTGGATTTTTACAAATAGCACATACAAAATTTTGTTCTTTTAGAACAAAATCGTATTGATTTTTGTTTATTCCAAATTTTCTCATTAAGTCATTCTTTTTTCTACGGTTTTGTGTTTGTTCTTTAGACTGTTTAGGCATAAGTGTCTCCTCACACTTATTTATACAAGGCGAGGAAATATACACTTTTAATGAACACCTTGTATGCTATAAAATAATTCTGCGATTTTAATTTTACTCATCTTCATCTTTCTCTAAAAATTGTGTTACTTGATCTTCTGCGTCTTGTAAAAACTCTGCGTATACTTTGAAAGTAGCAACACCGTTTTTAGCTGTAATATCAAAAGGAATAGTTCCGTTTGGAATCCAATTAGGACCTACTTCTCGTTTAATCTCGAACAACTGTAATGTTGAGCTACGAAGACGATTTATTAAATTATCAGTTATGTCTTTGGCGTTTTGCATTTTTAAATTCCTCAACATCTTCAACAGCACTCAATAATGTATGAGCATAATTAAATGCTTGTTGTTTGCGCATGATTACAGTAGACTCTGTATCAATATAGCCCTTAGTTAACAATGTCCAAATAGCATGCCAGCGAGTTTTACTCCACCAATTGCTTCGTACAGTTGTATAGACAGTAACACTGACATCGTTTCCGTCAGCTTCTACCCATACATGATGATCGTGATCCGATGCACCGCATTCGCACGTAACGCGGTAAACTTTTGAGTCTCCCCAATCGTTCGTTTGCATAATGCCTTCAGCTGGTACTTGCACTATCATTTTGATGCCCAGTCTTGTTGTAGTTTAATATTGTCAAAGAACTCTTTCTTTGTACCCATATCTGTATTAAACGCACCGCGCAATACAGTGGTCTGTGTTAAACTACTCTTAGCCATAATGCCTCGATTCTCACAGCAACCATGCGTAGCTTGAATGTATACACCTAAGTCTGTAGCGCCTGTGGTTTTTTCTATTTCCCTAGCAATATCGTTACACAACTCTTCCTGGAGAGTGCCGCGACGAGCACACCACTGAGCAATACGAGTGTACTTAGACAAACCAATAAGTTTTTGTGCGGCGATGATACCAATGTAAGCGACACCAGTAACGGGCTGATGATGATGACTGCACATAGAGCGGAGCTCACTACGTACCACCAACATACCTTCGTATCTGTCTTCGCTGTCGTTTGGAAATGATGTTGCGTCCGGTGCTGGCTCATATCTACCACTCATTATTTCGTTAAAATACATTTTAGCCAATCGCTTGGCTGTACCTTTACTGTTAGGATCTGTTTCACGATCAATTAATAAAGTATCTAAAACTTTTTCAAATGCCAGTGTAGCTTCTTCGATTAACACTTCTTTTTGTTCTTCATCAACGTATTCACTGATGTTGTCACCAGCCCAAAATCGTTGACCTTGTCGTTTCATTTGTTCACGAATAGCTACGTGCAGTGGACGGCCTTCTGTTTCTTCTATATTTTTATATGTCATGGATTCAGTCATTATTACTCCTATGTGTTATTATATAGGTTTATTTAGGCGATTGCAAGATATTTTCTGCTCGAAGTTTGCGACAAGCTTCTTTAACTGGTATAGGATAATCTGGACTTATTTCGGATATTGAACAATCATACTTAACAACCACGTGTGGATGTGTATAATTCCAATAGATAGCAAATACCACACCTGCTATACCTAAAATCATTACTGTAAAAAAATCTAAATTCTGTCTGAAAGTAGAATCTTGCATAATTGATAATCCTTTTTAGAGTTAAAATAAAACGCCATATCTTCATATCTTGGATGATATGTATAACGTTCTCCGGGTAAACCAAATACTGCTACAACATCAGCACATGTTTCGTTCCACCAATTATTATCTTGGTTGTGCCAAGGAATCCTAAGTTCCCAAACAGTATTAGTCGTTTCCATTTGTGTAGTTACCCTTGCTAGGAATAACATGACGAACCCCGCCACGAGGATCTGGCATATCTCCTGTGCGTCTAGGAATCATATGCACATGCGGATACATTACTGTTTGACCAGCAACCTCGCCGACATTTTGTCCGACATTGAACCCTTGCCATTTTTCCGATTCAACTCCGTCGAACCCGAACTTGTATGCGGCCTTGTAGCATTCCCATAGGCTAACGCTTTGGAGAGTGGTAGGCACAAATAACAAATGCCCTTCGGTAACGGGAAAGGCATCCCTGAAGACCCAAAAGTCTTTTGTTCTGTATTCGATTTCTGTCCAGGGTACTGTTTTTTCATCAAGCGCCTTTGTTAAGTCGTTCTGCACGTTCTGCCTCTTTTAATTCATCTTTTAAATAATCAATGTAATCAATCAACATGCTAATTTTACGTTCATTGCCCATTGCAGATCTCATATTATCGATATCTGCATTTATAATATCGATTTTTTCTTTGATTTCTTTTGCAGTCAAACTCATTTCTTTAACCTACTAGCAATAGTACCGCCGAACAAGCAATTAAAGGCTAACCAAGTTTGCCAAGTAAATGGAATATTTAATACTGGAAATAAAGTATTCAAACTCCAAATACCTACTATTGGTCCGAATATAACTGCAATTAAAATTAATGCAATACCAAAAATAAGTTTAACTATACTTCCTGTTAACGACGCCATTTCCAATACTCCTCCCAAGGATAAACTAACCAACAATCTTCTTCTGCTTTATTAACTTCCCATACATGATAATCGGATTCACTCTTACTAGAAAAGTTATCTGTTAATACAGCAAAGCGAACAGTTTTATGCCATATATCATTGTCCCAACGTATAGCACTAGGCAATGACATTTCACGCCAATCTTTTTTAATCCACTCTATGGTACTGCCTTGATCATTAATATCATCTACAACAAGGATATTCTTACCTTCGTAAGCATCGTCTGCCATGCCTGCATTACTAACAGTAGTTCCTCCGTCACGCAAACTAACATCTAAAGTTTGCATAGGTATATCCATATAGTGACTTAATAGAGTGGCTGGAATTAATCCACCACGTCCAATACCT